GTTACCAATCCAAATACATTGAGAGTAAATAAAGCAGGAAGGGATTCAAGTGAACCAATTTTGGAAGTTGAGTAATATTTTTTAATAAAAACTATATTTATTAACAAACGTAATATAATAATATGGGATATTTAAGCAATACAGAATTGACAGTTGATGCAATTCTTACTAAAAAAGGTAGAGAAAAACTTGCAGCAGGATTGGGGTTGAATATAACCCAATTTGCTTTGGCAGATGATGAAATTGATTATTCATTATATGAACCAGCACATCCATTAGGGTCTGCATACTATGATGCATCTATCAAAAATATGCCTGTATTAGAGGCCTCCCCTGATGAAACCCAAGTAATGAGATATAAGTTGGTAACTCTACCAAAAAATACAACTAGAATTCCTGTTGTGGAGTTTGGTGTTCCTAACATATCAGTAAACCAAAAAAGTGGAGAAGTTGCATTATCTCCAACAACATCACCAGCTGGTAATAGAACATTGGGGTATACGATTGTATTAGCAAATAAAAATGCAGGAGATATTGTGGGAGAAGGCGTTACATCAGAAGTTGGTTCGGTACCTGTATTTATCGGTGATGATGTATCCGCAACAGCAGCGCTTGCAAAAGGATTAACATTCAAATTTATTCCTAATCCATCGTTGACTGCAACTATTAAAACCACAATAACCGTTTACGGAAATGAAACGGGTGGTTCACAAACAATTCCAGTAACAGTAACATACGTTCAATAATATAAATTATGGCAATAATTAGAGACAATAGAGGGGCCCTTTTAGCAAGTAACTTATCACAGTACTTAGCTGCGGTTGCAAACACTTCCGGTACTCCCCTTGATACAAATGAATTGGTAAACATTGTAAACCAATTTTTAGGACAAGGTGAACAAATAAGTGCAGAATTTACAACCATAACCAATGGTATTTATAAAAAATTCGGCCCGGTTGATAAAGTGACAAACAGAACGGAGATTGTTACTTCTGGTATATGGAGTAATGATACTGGATCTTTAACTGCATTTTATACATCATCCGAACAACTCAACGATGTAAGTGGAAAGTATTATATAGATGTATACGCATCTGCAAATACTGGATCAGAAGAGGTTCAATTTTCTATCGCATATGGTGATGTAGATGGATGGGGTGCACCGACATTAGAGCAAGATGATAAATCATTTTTATCGACAAAGGCGGTATATTCTCAATTGAGAAACGTTTTACTTGGTACAGGAGATCAAAAATTTAGTGTATATGGTGGAACTGTTGCAGGAGCTACTGATTTGGATGCATTTTACGCAATAAACATAAACAGATCAAGATATAAAGAAAGATTGGATCCAGGAAATATTTCAATAACACTATCCGGAGCAAGTAAAACTGTAACATTGATTGATGATAGTGGTGGAACGGATGAAAACGTATCTACATCAGGAAGAGTATATAATATGGTTAGTGGTTCGTTGAATATTGGAACTGCATTAACCGCATCTATAAATACCTATACCTGTTCAACTGCAAATGGTGATCAAGGATGGGGATTATTCTATCCTGATATGGGTATTATACTACTCAACCCTACCGCATTAAAAGATGTAGATGGTAAGCTTGCTAGAGCGGGTAATAGTATGGTTGGTGTATATCACAATAATTCATTAAGCGGATCAACATATACAAGTAATTCGGGTTCGGTTGCATTGTTTAATTCATTAAACTCTGGTGCAGATTTCCAAGCTCGTAGAACCGAAAACGTTTCTACATCACATTACTTTGTAAGAGCAAACAATAGAGAGTTTAATTTCTCAAATAATCCAACATTTGTAACAGGATCAACAGGACAATTTGTTCAATCAACATTTGAAAAAAATCCTAGAGTATATGTAACTACGGTTGGATTGTATGATGATGCAAATGAACTATTGGCCGTTGCAAAAGTATCCAAACCGATTGAAAAATCCTTTGATAAGGAAGTTGCAATTAAAGTTAAATTAGATTTCTAAAAGGAGAATAACCTATATTATGTGGAATCAATCCACAATACAAAACCCAACCTACCAAGATTGGGTTTTTGTTTATTGAGATATTTATATGTGATATGTTAAAAAGAATACCAAAATCTGATATTAGTATTAGACCTTTTAAGGTTTATAAAGAATGGTCCTTTGATGAAACAAACGCATCGGGATCATCAGTTTTTATATATAGTGCAAGTATTGGAAACGTTGTGAATGATTTTGAATCATCTACGGTTTCAAACACAGATGAAACTAGATTATATTATCCACATTCCGTATACGGACAATTACGTGCACAATTTTATAATGGTAATGAGGATAATCCGTTTATAAGATTTGGAGATAAAACAAATGTATATAATACGGATAGTTCAAATAAAGAAAGATTTTTAGGAACAGATGCAAAAGTAATATCAATACCACAAATTAATATCGGTGAAGGTATAAAAAAAGGATCAGTATCCCTTTTAAATGGTACTACTGAATATTTAGATGATAAACATGGTAATTTAGTTAGTGGTAGTACGCATAGAATTGGAAATATTTTTTATAGTCAAGGTTTAATTGTAATAACAAGCGGTTCAAATTCAATGCTAACTTCAAGTTGGGAATTGAATTATAAATCAACCGAAACAATATATGAGTATGAGTATTTGCTTGTTTTAAATGAGAGCGAATTTAATGTTTCAACTAACCCATCTGCATATGTATTAGTGGGTAGAGAAACCGCAAGTTTTACGGATTCCGATGGTAAAACATTTAATGTTATAACTAATCCTGGTGTAAAGTATATAAGAAAAAGAAGCACTTTAGAAAATGGTGATATTATGGATTATACATACTCCGGTTCAATATCTTCATCTATAACAAATACTTGGGTATCCGGTGGATTTGAACATTATTATTTAAGTTCTTCGGTTGATTCTACAGGCTCTTTCTTAACACCTTTCATAACTACGGTAGGATTATACGATGATAATTGTGATTTAATAGCGGTTGCAAAATTACCAAAACCCATTAAATCCGAACCTGATATTCCTTTGAACTTTATTATTAGATTTGATACATAATTATTTTAAACCATGGAAAAATTATTTGGAATACTTTTTATAACATTTGTTCTTATTTGCTTTGCTTATGTGGTATTTAGAGCTATAAAAGCAAAAAATAGAAACATAGAGATTGTTAATCCAATACCATCATACGATACTGATGTATATGAAAGAAATGGTATAACTTATACAAAATTTGAAGTATATATTAGTAATGAATTGCCAACAACCGATGGTATTATAAGTAAACAAAAAAGTATAATTTGTGCGGAAAATTCGGATTTCTGTACTAACCATGAATTAATTAGTCTTGATGGTGAGTTTTCAAGTCATGCGGTGGGGATACCGATATATGTCATATATGGTGAGAAATATTCAATAGCTACAGCAAACGGTAGTAATTATGTAAAAATAGAATCAAATTGCTTAAACTACAACCAATAAAGTAATATGTGGTATGGTTTATTTCATAATCCTATATTTATTATAAACAAAAACTTATGGCAACAATTTTAGATTTATACAATTCAAACAAATCAACTTTGGGAGTAGATAAAATTTCATACGATGCAGGGGTGGCTGCAAAAACACCATATACTACCAATGATTTAAAAAAGGCAGATGATCAAGTACTATCTGCAGCAAAATTAAAAATAGGAAGAGGTGGCGAACTTAACGCTAAAAAATATAGCGATAATCCGCCAAAATAATTTATTTTAATGGCAAAAAAAGTTACAAAAAAGAACAACTCTAAATGGGTTGCAAAGAAATATGGTTTTAAGTCAGGTCTTGAAGAAAGTGTTTCCAATCAGATTGCAAGTAGAGGATTATCTGTCGAATATGAATCCGAAGAGGTATCTTATATTATACCTGCTTCTGAACATACTTACCATCCTGATTTTAAGTTACCGAATGGTATCAGAGTAGAAACAAAAGGTAGATTCGTATTAGCAGATAGGAAAAAACACCTTTTAGTAAAACAACAAAATCCCGAATTGGATATTCGTTTTGTTTTTACAAATTCAAAAAATAAAATCAATAAAAAATCCAAAACCACTTATGCCGATTGGTGTGAGAAGAATGGTTTTAAATATGCGGATAAGGTAATACCGGATGAATGGTTTTCTGAATAAATTTGGTATTTTAAAATAATATTCGTATATTTGGTTTGTGTTGAAGCAGACTGATAAAAATATCGTAATATCCACGTTGTCTAATACGTTGGGTAGTTACTCCGTATTAAAGGGTAACGAATTAGCATTTTATTGTCCGTTTTGTAATCACCATAAACAAAAACTACAGGTAAATACTGAAACTCAAAAGTGGCATTGTTGGACTTGTAATAGTGGTGGTAAGAAATTGACATCCCTACTTCGTAAACTTGATGTGGATAGGAAAACTATATCCATTATTAGAGAAATATACGGAGATAGCAATTGGAATCCACAGCAAGAAGATGCCGAAACAAAAGTATACATTTCTCTTCCAAAAGAATTTATTAGTTTAGCAGAAGAACCAAAGGGATTTAATCCAGAATATAAACACGCTATACATTACCTCAATGAAAGAGGCATTACACAAAAAGATATAATCAAATATAACATAGGATATTGTAAAGAGGGATTATATGCAAGACGAGTAATAATTCCATCATATAATTCCGATGGGTCACTTAATTACTTTGTTTCTCGTTCTTATTATACGGATGAGAAGATGAAATACAAAAACCCACCAATCAGCAAGAATGTTATAGCATTTGAATCACAGGTAAATTGGAAAGAACCGATTATACTTTGTGAAGGTGTATTTGATGCAATCACAATCAAACGAAACGCAATTCCACTTTTAGGTAAGTTTCCTTCTAAACAATTGGTTGAGAAAATATTTATGAGTGGAGTTAGTGATATTATCATTTCATTGGATAACGATGCGATGAATGAAGCATTGAAAGCAGCAGAGTATTTTAGAAAAAATGGAATACAGGTCAAAATGATGTATTTGAAAGATAAAGATGCCGCCGATATGGGGTATGAAAAATTCTACGAAGAACTAAAGAAAACTAAAGAATTTACTTCGGAAGAATTATTGTTAAATAAAATAAATAGTTTATGAGTAAATTAAAAAAGATTTACCATATTGCGGATGTGCATATCCGTAACGTGAAACGACACAAAGAGTATAGACAAGTATTTGAAAAAATGTTTGAAGAAATTCGTAATAGAGGAACGGAAGATTCAATCATTTATTTAGCAGGTGATATTGCACATGCTAAATTGGAAATGTCTCCTGAATTAGTTAGAGAGATTAGTTGGTTATTTACGGAGTGTGCTAAATTGGCACCTACAATTCTTATTACAGGTAATCACGATTGTAATATGAACAATTTAGATAGAATTGATGTTCTTACTCCAATTGTAGAAGCATTGAATTTGGATAACTTTCATTATTTAAGAGATACACAGGTTTGGAATTATGGTGATACCACATTTGCTGTTTATTCTATTTTTGATAATAAGGATAACTGGCCTAAAGCAGAAGATATCAATGCAAAAACAAAGATTGCATTATTCCACGGACCGGTTGATAATTCTATTACGGATGTAGGTTATGTAGTTAGTAGTAGACACTTTACAACCGATATATTTGATGGATATGATTTGGCCCTATTAGGTGATATTCATAAAAGACAAGAGATGATTAGTCCGAAGGGATGTAAAGTAGTTTATGCTGGTTCATTGGTTCAACAAAACTTCGGTGAAACATTAGATAAGCACGGTTTCGTTGTTTGGGATATGGATACTTTAACTTACGAAGCAATTGATATTCCGAATGAGTATGGATATTATACATTGGATGTAGATAATGGAATTGTTCCAATTGTATCGGATATGCCAAAGCATGCAAGGTTAAGAGTTCGTTTATCTAACACCGATACTGCCGATACAAAGAAAGTCCTGACAGAAATAAAAATGAGATACGGACTTGAAGATTTTACAATCATTAGAACAGACTCACTTTCCAAATTAAAGACCGGAAATAGGCAAAACAAATTGGACTTTGAAGATATAACAGATGTAAACCATCAAAACTCTTTAATACACGATTATGTTAGCAGAATGATGCCGTTTGTCACACAACAAGACCTTGCGGAATTAGAAACTATAAATAGAGATGTAAATAGTAGAATTGTATTAGATGATGTTGCAAGAAATATTCAATGGAAACCAATCCGTTTTGAATTCTCCAATATGTTCTCTTATGGTGAAGATAATAAAATCGACTTCAGTAAATTGAACGGTTTGATGGGATTATTCGCACCCAATGCAAGTGGTAAATCCTCACTATTCGACTCTATCTCATTTTGTTTGTACGATAAGAGTAGTAGAGCATTCAAAGCAGCAAACATAATGAATAATCGTAAAACCGATTTCAAATGTAAATTGGAATTCGATATCAATGGTGAAAGATACTTCATTGAAAGAACTGCTAAAACCGTAAACAAAGGAAAGAATGTAAAAGTGGATGTTGAGTTCTACAAAATGGAAGGGGATGAAAGAACATCACTAAACGGAACGGAACGTAGAGATACCAACGCAATAATTGAACAATATGTAGGAACGTATGAAGATTTTGTTCTAACTGCATTGAGTTTGCAAGGTAACAATGCACTGTTCATTGATAAATCCCAATCAGAAAGAAAGGATTTGTTAGCACAGTTTATGGGATTGAATATCTTTGATAAATTGTATGATACTGCATTGGAAGATATTAGAGAGGTAAGTGTGCTTATCAAAAATTTTAAGAAAACCGACTTTACGACAGAATTGGCGGAAAAGGGTAATAAAATAAAAGAAGAAAAAAATTCTCTAAAGGAGTTACAAGAACAATTAGATATTAAACTAAATACTAAAGTAGGAATTGAAAACGAAATATTAGATTTAACTCGACAGCTTGCACCCGTTGATTCTAATTTGGATTTACCTAAATTGGAAAACAAAAGAAAAGATATTACAAAACAAATTTCCGATTTAGAATCCGAATACGAAACCAAAGATAGTAAGATAGAAGAATATAAAAGTTTACTTTCAGAACTTTCACAATCTCTCAATGAAATGGGTGATATGGAAACGGCGTATAATGCGTATATAGAAAAGGTAAATGAATATAAAACTGAAAAACAAAAATTACAATTGTTGGAAGTTAAATTAAATTCAAATAAGGATAAACTTTCGCATTTAGAAAAAC